AGAGCCAGCAATAACATTGGTGCCACCCATTCTGCAATAAATTGTTCGCCGGGCGTATACCCTTGAGCACTCCACGATGTAGTATATGCAGAACTTGGGGGTGGAGTAGGAAGCTTTAGGTATGTTGCTAATTCCTCCTCTGTCACAGGGCCAATAGTAGTTTCGCCAGTAGGTGCTGTCATTAAGTCATTTACCCATTCTTCAGGGTTTTCAATGCCCCGACTCTTGGCGAATTCCAACAATTGATTCTTATAATCAGCTAACCTTTTCTCTTCAGGATTCAGCCAATAATAAGGATTGAGGGGGATGTTTTTCCATATTTGCCCTAATCCACTTTTTATGGTCTGCCACACGCCAGCTTTAGCTTCTGTAAATTCGCCAGTTTCAGGGTCAATAGTCCCGATTGGCTTAGAGGGAACCTCATCAGAATAGACAGTATAATCAGGCATGACCTTAATACCTTCTGCGATATATACGCCTTGCTCGGGAATCTCTAGTGGAGGTCGCCCAAATATCTGGTATAAATCCTCCTCTTCTATCTCTGGCATCAAGGCTCTTAGTAACGCCTCAGTCTCTTCCATTCTCCCGATTTCCCTTATATCTGTAAGGAAGGCTTCGGGTTGCTCATTCATATAAGCTATGACTTCACTTATATCCTGCTCAGGAAAGACTGCGCCAAATACCTCTTCGGTCTCAAGCTGCTGTCTTTCTCTTAAATCCAGCCAGCCCTCAAAATCAAGTTCCCCGCCAGCAGCTTGATACTCTTTATATAACTCCTGCCTTTCCTCTTCTCTTTCTTTTACCCACCCGGCAACATCTAAAGCACCGCCAGATTGCTGATACTCTTCGTAAAGGCGCTGTCCCTCTTCGGTTAAGTTCTCTATTGTCATGGGGCCAGTAGGGGGAAATAACCCCTCTAATCCTGTTAATCCTGTCGGCACTGCCAGCCATGCCTCCATATCAGCCCTGCTTAATTGCGCCCCAGAGGGCGATATATAAAGGTCGTTCTCAGTAATCTCCCACTTCTGGGGCGTGATGAAACTTATGGAGTAGTCCTCGCCTCGCGGAGCCATCTTCAGCATCCAGCCTTCTTGAAGGGATAATCCCATCTGAGCAGCCTCGCTTGCAGTAAAGAATAAATCCTGCGTGGGCAAGGCAGCAGCCAGCCTTCTTTGCTCAATAGCAGTCGTAAGCTGAGGATACATCTCCCTGGTCTCTTTTAACGAAGTGCCATATTGAGACAATAACCGCTCAATCTCTGTCTGCTTGGCTTGCCCATATCGCTGAAGTAAGCTCTTAGTGTCTAAACTAATGGCCATTCAGTATTACCTTGCTCCTTTTTTGCCCGTAGCATTTGCAGGATATTAGGCTTCCCCTGTGGTTTAGCCTGCTCTGGTTGTCCACGAAGAGCCTCAAGCACAGCATTATTGAGGTCGTCCAGTGTAAACTTAAAGTCTATCTTGCTACCCACCTTCTACCTCCTCAGTTCTAGCTTCAGGTTTCGGTGTTTTAATGCCCCCTTGTCCACCACCTTGCGTAAACATCGGTATCAATCCTTCAGGCGACGGCTCCTCTTTCGTCTTGCCTTCATCCGGGCTTAATGTTCCTAGATTTCGCCTTTGCTTTAGAATAGTCTTGATTCTTTCTGTCAGGATATATGCCTCGATTTGCTCTTCCAGCGTTGGTTTATCTTTGTCAACGAGGCTTCTTGCTCTCCGGTAGAGGAATAAAACCTCGTCTGCTTGCTCAGCTTGCTGGGACTTTAATTCAAGCTCTAAGCCGTCAGGGTCTTGCACCTTCAACACTTCCCGTAGAATGTAGTTATCAGGTAAGAATCCCCTGGCAGTATTGGTGATTGACAGGTCAGCAGCCATTTGCTCCTTTGTTATCAGGAAGAAGTGATATTTGATGGAAAACGCGCCTGCAAAATCGCTGGGACTGTATGTGTTATATCCCCCCGGCCGTCCTAGCTTTATCGTTTGATTTAACTGCACACACTGGTCAATAATCATCCTCGAAAGAGACCGATAGAATGAGGCAATCATGGACAGTATCGGGGCGAAGATGTCATTGCGTGCAGCGATAAGGTTCAGTATAGCCACAGCAGACAACGGGAATGTCAGTGTTCCGTAGTCTAGGGGTGTCAGTTCCCCCCTCTGTAAGCAGGTCTCTACTATCGAGTAGAGCAGCCTGGTAGCACTCTTAATATCGTTGACTGGTAGTTGCTTGAATCCACCGCCTATCTCTGTCTCTATTACCACGTCCTCATCATAAGGCGATTCTTCTGGCTGCTTGCCCCGGTCAGGACTATTCGGACCCCTTTGAATCTCCAGCCCACCCTTCAATGCCTTTCTGCTCAGTGTTTTTAGAATGGTGGCAATCTCGTTTTTCTCTTTCCATAGGTTACGATTAGGCCAGAAGATACTCTCCCCGTCATGCTTCAAGGCATCTTCTGTATTTAGCATACAGCCAATCGGACATTTAGCAATGACAAAAGGTGGATATTTATAGGTGTTTGCCTCTTCTGCACCTATGGTCTTTTCAATGAAAACTACTTCCTTCTCAGAGTTCCAGAAATCAATTACCTGGTTCCCGGTATCCTTTAGCTTAATTCCTAAGTTCGGGTATTGTCTTTCAATTTGCGCCTTTGAACGACTGCAAATCGGAGCGCCCCATATCATCCCATCGGTGCTAGTGTCATAGGGAAACCATCTCCTATCTACCGGCACGACATCGGGAATTATGCTATCCTCCCCACCTAACTTTATATTAGAGCGAGCCCCTATTCCCCCTCGAATACAGGCCTGCTCATTGATAAAAGCGTCCAGGCTGGGAATCCCCCTTTGCGGAAGCCACTCGTTCACCATGTAGAAAATATCGTCAAGAAACTCCTCAATCTTGGTTGTCTGCTTATCGGTTAAGTCCTTGCCCTCAATGACTGTCTGCCTCTGGTAACTTCCGGTAATAGCAATCGCCTTCTTAGCGTAGTTAAGAGGATCAGGCAAGGTAACATTGGAGACTTTTTTCTCATCCCCGCTACCGTCCAGGTTTCTCATCTTGAAGGGGTCAAGTAGATATAAGCCCTCGTCCTCATCCATGCGGTCGAAGATGGGCTTCATCTCTTTTAATTTATCCTGGACTAGCTTATATTCCTCTCTGCTTTCATTTGACATAGCTGCTCCTTATGATAAAGCCAATTTCCCGAAACATGCTACAAGTATAGCCACTAATACGAGAATGAAGTTTATTTTGCGGTCTTGCCATAGGATTTTGTAATCCTGTTTGTTTAGTCTGCCGGGTAGATGGTTATACAAAAAGTCCCACATCATCGAGACTTGTTGGTCAGGGTCTTTGGGCTTTTCGGGTATCTTGTAGTTATTGTCTATCTTCCAGGGTTTCCACATTTTGCCCTCCTACTTGTATTTCCAGCTTGATGTTTTACCTGGTAATCCTGCAAGTGTATGGCTGGCCACACCGTATCGCCTAGCATCCATGCCATGCGACCAGGCATGAGAAGTTTTATCGGTAAGCTCTCCGGTGGTCTTATCCTTTAGATACCGGAAGTTCCTTTGCTCCTTGATACAGTTGATGCTATCCTTAGTCCAAAACTGGTAGAACTGTTTGACCTTCTGGATACCATACTCCACACTCCCGGGACCCTTGACTGATTCAAGGACATTAAAGCCCTTGTCGCTAATCTCTTTAGCACTCTTAGGTTCGTTCGGGTCAGGATAGATAGGCTCTTTCTTAACACCAGCCAGGCTCATCTTCATGGCTATTTGCTCATTGGTAAGCCCTGTTCTAGCGTAAAATATCTCTTGGGAATACAGCCTGTCCCCGATTATCACATTCTTAACTAAGACTGTGGGATCAACTGAAAACCCGAAGTCCAGGCCATAGAAGTATTCCCCTAGAGGCAGCTCATCCACCTGCTCAAAGTGGGGATAAACCAGGCCCTCTATTTTACCCAGCAGCCCGAGCTCATAAATGTTGTGATAGTTAGGGTCTTTTCTGCCGAGGTCTTCTATGTCTTCCCGCTTGCCCGGCGGAATAACGTCGAGGGCATCGAGGTATGTTGAGTGGTCATAAGCCCAGTTCGGGTCATCCCTATAATACTCATGTGCCCAGAACTCAGAGCGGGGATTCCAGTCTATAATGATGAATACATTGGTTCGGGAGATAAGTTCTTTAGCTACCTCCCAGGACAGCGTGTCTCCCTCATTGATAAACAGGATATCCCGCCTCATCCCCAGCGCCTTCTCATTGTCAGCACTCAGGAAAGTAATTACTCCCCTCCAGTCGGGGCGCCGGTAAACTCTATCAGTGATGTTGTAGCATGAGTTTTTTTCCGGGCTCTGGCCCAAGATATTGAAAAAGTCCTTAATGCACCCACCCTTCAGGTGAGGGACCGACTCCGAGAGCACATTGATGTCCAGGGTTTTCGGTGTCTCCTGTGCAATTATTATCAATGCCTGGAGAGCTGAGTATGTCTTAGAGCTATAAGTCCCACCCTCAAGCAGTATCCCCTTCTTGTTCCCCACCCACGCTTCCAGAACTGCCTTGAATACCTTCGTTGTTCGCATTTCCATTCGTTAATCGCTTCGTCCTTTCAGCTACTTGCGAGATAAGAACCTTTGCCTCGTTATCTACGACAAAGATGTTGACTATTCTGTTATCCTGTGGTGGTGGCGGGAAGTCAGAGTAAATCTTATCCATCTTGTTCAAGAGGTCAATCGCCTTCACCGGGTCATGCAGCTTCACTGAGGTATGGACTGTCGGTTTAGCACCCTTCTCGTCATACTCAGTTCGGGAGTGTATTTCCTGGATGGCGCCACCCTGGGGTGTCTCCTGGCCGATGTTCACCCAGGAGCCATCTGGCCCTAGTTCCATGAAATCAGTCAGGCGAGCCCGGCCTATCTCAGTAAGGCGCTGCTTGCGTTCTAAAACATTCATTACAGAGGCATTTTCGGCCTTTTGGCGAAGTTTCTGAAGGCGTGCTTGGATAATAGGTTTTGTTAAATTTTCTGAAGCTATAACGGTTGCTGTCTTTCTCTTGTAACCAGCCTGTATAGCTGCCTCAGTTGCGTTTCCTAACTCAAAGTATTTAACGCAAAATGTTTCTTGTTTCTGAGTAAGTCGTGTTCTCATCTTCTAAAGTCGTGTTCTCCTCAATCTCAGTAAAGCTATCGTTCCATTCCATTATATTATCGTCACCAACGCCCAGGGTATTCCCGTCATTCCTATCCCGAAGAGACACCCTTTAATATCCTGATACGCCTTGTCGCCCAAGTCATGTTGCTCATTCAGTTCGTAGATGAAAAAGCCTATCCCAAACACAAGAGCTACCCAGCCGGACAGCATGGCCAGGAATACAATCACGATCCCGACTGGTATGTGCATGAGGACATTGTTCAGCGATTCCTCCGGACAGAAAAGTAGCTTTGTTAATATCTTTTTCATCTTGGCCTTATATACCGTGTGACAAAGCAGTTATGCCCGGCTCGGAACCCGAGTTGCTCTGCTGCATCCTTTGAAGTAACCGCCTCCACAATTTTTGATGTCCAGTAGCCTGTCTTTTTGTCACGGTATGACACCTTAAATGACCTTGGTTTTGGTTCGCATCCCCGAATAGCTGCGCCCAGCATCTTCACCGCTTCGCTGATTAAAGCTAGTCGTCTGTTCATGGTATTTACTCCTTCTATTTAGTTCCCGTTGGCGGGGATTTCCTGAAGAAAAATATGACTATCATCTCCACCCACGCCGCCGTATGGCCGATAATCAGGAATAGTGCCTGGTCACCACCCAGCCTTAGCCCAACAACGAAGGCAAATAGAGCCAGTGTAGCAACGACAAACACCAGGGCGAG